AACCGCTCTCACCCGTTGTGGTCCGTAGAATTTTAATAGAGGTACTTTCCCTCTTTTATCCATAGCATGGATTGCTTAACTTCCTCCACACCAACCCGATGACGCCAGGTTGGAACCAACTTCTAAATAAATTAACACAGCGCGAACTAATGAGTCACGAACGGCTTACTCCGGGTTGACTGCTCACCCTTTCTGCTCGTATTTGACACTGTATTATTAGATATTTGTCCCTTGGTCAACTACTTCAGCCAAAACCTCCATAGTCCAGGATTAATGCAGCTACTCACTGCAAATAAGCAAACGCCAGAGCTGGATTCTTACGACACCTGTATTCATTATGGTACAAGCCGTAGGTATCGTAATACTCTGACCAATTGGGAAAAGCAACATCCCAATTGCGTATAACTTCATGATCAATGGGTTGCAGGGTCTTCAAGTTATCGAAAAATCTCTCTAACGACAGCTGGTCGCCTATACTAATCTTGTATGTTTGGGCAATAATCTCACGACTACGCATACTTGGTGGTTTATAGGTACAATCAGCCTCCATTGCTTCTGTGACCTTTTGTCGGTCCCAGTAGGAGAAGCTCTTATCATTCACACTCAGCTGCTTTCTGAGCTTAATATCTACTTGGCGAGTCGCTCTAAGTATATAGTTAGCAAATGAACCTAATATGGGACTACCCCGATATTGGTGCGCGATGCTATATCCCTTCGCGCGGCTTAGCAATGCTAATCGGCTTTTCGACGCCTTAACATCTTCTCGTTTAGTCCAACCGAAATTCACCAGAACTTTACGCGGATCAGTCAGAACAACTTGATCCATGTAATCGTAGATGTTACCACAAAAGGATGCGGTTTGAACACTACGGTGTTTCTCAATCTTCACTCTAAATCCTATATCTTCGAATGTCTTGGCGGAAATGCCCGAGTCTTTTGGAACAGTAAATAAACCATCATCACCCTCAACTACAACACCATGTGGAGCGGTTCCAAGGCTCTCCTCACAGGCAAAAAGAATCAACATTAGATTGCTGAAACCATTGCCAAGAGAAGTGCACATTTCACCGCTCATTCTTTTCCCTTTTATGGTGGCAACTACCTCATCATTTCCCAACTTGTAAGCTTTTGAAGCCAATACTTGTTGGATTAACGCATGGATTTTAACACCTCTCAAAGTACTAGAGAGCATGTATCGATATAACTGCATTTCACACATGAACATCATCTCAGAAGTGAAATGACTTTCAAAACTACTAAAATCAGTAGCAAAATAGTCAAAACCATCTCTATGTAGATGTTCGTTAATAAACGCTGGTCTATCTGGGACAGGCACATATTTAATAAATTCCTTTCGCAAGAACAACTGATGCTCGATTGCGGAAAAAGCTGGACCTACTAAGCACTTAAACTCGTCAGATCTCGAATTAATCCACCTGGGAAGTTTGTATTCCACATAGGCCTCATCTTTTATAAAAGACTTGACCCGTGTTACACGCTTAGGTAATTGCCACGGATGATTTATGAAATCCTCGTAACATCGCCTAAGTTCCTCCTTTCGGGTTTCCGGATAAGAAGTTTGTTCGATCCAGGGATCAAAAGAAAAATCAGGATCCCGTAAAGGGGACAAGTTTTCCCTTATCCATTTCCTAACGAAATATCTGAACCTTCTTTTAACGGCACGGTTCCCAGAGGGTGGTTTACGCAACACCCTCTTGGCCATGCCAAATATATTTGAATATGTATCTTTAAAATCTACGCGTGGCAGTGCAAGACCCATCATAAAACAGGGTAGAGAACGGCTCACAGGGCGATCATTATTTGGTTGAAATTTTAACTTTTTGAGTCTGGGGAGAAAGTCAACAACGACCACTTCTTCCAACCTCTTTTCGTTAACGCGGTAACCAAATAATAATATCATCTTGGGTTTTAATTGTTTAAATTACTTGGAGCAGGAGCTGTCTGGATGTAATTAGAAACAAGATTGTGGAATTTTAAAGAATCATGATACACATCCACACCATCCAAGAACGAATGGGAGCCAGTTTCAACATGCTCAATCTTGCCAGACAATAAAGATCTTACTCGGAGTTCTCGATCTTCCTTTGAGTACTTTGGGCCGGTAATTGTCGGGCTAAACACACTCGACAAAACTTCATAATCAACTATCAAAGTCTCACAATAAACTAGTTGATTTCCAGAATTGAATTTCTGGTGTAACACAAGAACGGGATCTTGATTTTCGTACTCTATCTTATCGTCCTTATGACCACCAGAGAGCAGGTCAAAAGGAAGTACTCTTCTCTTACTACGGGGAATTATGACATTCCTGACGGGGAGAACAAGCTCGGTAACTGCTCGGTCCGGTCCTCTCCACAACGAGATTAACTTAGCAAAGAACCCAACTTTAAAATTGGAATTAGATCTTCTTTGCTCGGTTATTCTCAACTGACGCTCAGGAAGTTTCTCCATTAATTTAAGCTTGAGCAAATGAGAGGGCTCAAAGAAATAAGCAAAATCTCTCCAAAGTCCAAGCTTATGAAAAATGGTGAAGTCAAAATTTTTAGGTAACCATTTATATTTAATAGAATATTTCAGAATTATAAATGTTCCAAGGGAACAGGTTGACACGGAGATAATACTAAAGAACAACAAGTAAAATAATCCGAGCCAACCTCCAAGGTAAGAGTTGATGCCAATTGACAAGCCGGCAACGAGGGCTCCTGATAACATAAAGAATGCTCCAGCAACGATAAAAGGGACATCGAAGACTCTGTATTCATTAAGGTCGACAAAAATCTTGGGGACAGCGGTCTCTCGCGCCTCGTCAATTGGCGCGAAGATGACCTCGATGGGTGTAGTGCTGATTTGTATGGACACGTCCATCTAAAACGATATAATCTCAGGTTCATATCGAGTCTACTCACAACAACGGCTTTC